GAGTAAACAGTTTACAGTATAAGATTAACACAAACAACAAGAAACGATTTATTATTTAACTACTGGAACTTATTGATTGAGTTAATCACTATGGCCGCACCGATAGGAAATTCTAATGCTGTAAAGGGCAAGATGTTCTATGACAGGCTCCGCAAGGTGCTGACTCAAGAACCTCAAAAGCTGGAAAATATCGTAAAGCAGCTGATCACACAAGCTGAACAAGGCGAGGCCTGGGCGGTGAAAGAGGTCATTGACCGGCTTGATGGTAAGGCCGTGCAGATCAATCAGATGGAAAATACCGATGGAACTCCGCTCTTGGCCGGCATCCAAGTTATGTTTGTAAAACCACAAGATGCTTGAGACTGTAGACGCAGTAGCTAACGCCGAATTCCCTGTAAAACTGGCTTTTTTGTTTGAGCCTAAACGATATAAGATTCTTTATGGTGGGCGCGGTGGCGCTAAGTCTTGGGGAGTTGCCAGAGCGTTACTGATTAAGGCAGCCAAAGACCCCATTCGCATCCTTTGCGCCCGTGAGTTTCAGGTCTCGATTAAGGATTCGGTCCATAAGCTGCTGACAGACCAAATAGAAAGCCTTGGTTTAGAGTCCTTTTACGAGGTGACCCAGACCAGCATTCGCGGTAAGAATGGGTCCGAGTTCTTTTTTATTGGCCTTAAGAACAATATTACCAATGTCAAATCCTTTGAGGGTGTCAACATCTGCTGGGTTGAGGAGGCGCAAACTGTTTCCAAAACCAGTTGGAATGTTTTGATACCGACCATCCGTAAGGACAACTCCGAGATATGGATTACCTTTAATCCGGAACTAGAGACCGATGATACCTACCAGCGCTTTGTGGTGTCTCCACCGAATAATGCAATAGTCCAAAAGATTACCTGGCGCGATAACCCATGGTTTCCCCAAACGCTGCGGGAGGAGAAAGACAACCTCCATATGCGGGACATCGAGGCCTACAATACCGTCTGGGAGGGCATCTGCCGTAAGACCGTGGATGGTGCGGTATTCGGTAACGAGATAACCCTTGCCGACTTAGAGGAGCGTATTACCCGCGTCCCATACGATCCAATTAAGCCGGTCCATGCGGTCTTTGACCTTGGTTGGTCCGACAATACGGCCATTTGGTTTGTGCAATTCATTGGCTTTGAGATCAGATTGATCCGATACATTGAGGACAACCAAAAGACCATGTCTTATTACATGGCCGAGATGCAGAAATTCGGATATCACTTTGACACCATATGGCTGCCGCATGATGCCGAGAACTCAACTTTAGCAGCTGCTGGGCGCTCGATTGCCGACATTGTGAGGGCAGCCGGTTACAAGGTGCAGATTGTGCCAAGGACCCCAACTGCGGACTCTATCAATGCAGCTAGGACAATATTCAACAAGTGTTATTTTGATAGAGAAAATTGCCATCAAGGATTACAATGTTTAAGACATTACCGATATGATGTGGACCCAGACACCAAGCAATTCAGTAAAACGCCTTTGCACGATATCTTTTCGCACGGTGCCGATGCGTTTAAATATCTTGGATTAGTGGTTAATGAGCCCCGCAAATCGGTAACTAAACGAGCCGTGCAACAACCGGCTGGATCATGGATGGGATGACTATGGCAAACGACCAGCGTATACAAGACGCGCAGAAATATCTAAGATTCGCCAATGATGCGGACTCTTACAACCGCCAAGATGCCTTGGATGACCTTAAATTTTCCGCTGGAGATCAATGGCCAGTTGAGGTACAAAACTCTAGAAACCTTGAGGCAAGACCCTGCTTAACGATTAATAAGCTAGATGGCTTTATCCGCCAGGTCTGTAATCAGCAGCGCCAAGCCAGACCCCGCATGAAAGCGCACTCGATGAACTCGGCTGCCAACGCCAAGGTCGCAGACATCTTAACGGGCATTTTTAAGCACATTGAGGTCAACTCGGACGCTGATACTGCCTACGATACGGCCTTTGAGTTTGCGGTGCGGATGGGCTGGGGTTACTGGCGCATCGTTACCGACTACACACGGTCAGACTCATTTGACCAAGAAATCTACATTAAACCAATTGCGAACCCTTTTACCGTCTACTTTGACCCTAACAGTCAGATGCCAGACGGCGCAGATGCTGAGTGCTGCCTAATTACCGAGGTAATGAGCAAGAAAGAATTTAAGGCCCAATACCCTAACGCAGACGATGGCGGTAACTTTAATATGCGTGGAACTGGGGACGCGGATGCCGAGTGGATTATGAAAGATGACATTCGGATCGCTGAGTGGTGGTATACCGAGCGCAAAAAGACCAAATTGCTTATGCTATCGGACGGTACACAAGTCTATAAAGATGACGCGCCTAGCGATGAGATGATGATGGCAGCCGGCATTGAAGTGGTGGCCGAGCGTGAAACAATGCGCAAGACCATCAAATGGGCCAAGCTGACCGGCATAGAAATCTTAGAGGAATCCACTTGGGCCGGTAAGTACATTCCTATTGTTCCCGTCTATGGCCAACAGTTGGTAGTGGACGATAAACGCAAGAAGTACGGTATTGTGCGTATGGCCAAGGACCCGCAGCGGATGTACAACTACTGGCGTACCGCTCTGACTGAGTCGGTGGCTCTTGCGCCCAAGGCTAAATGGCTATTGGCAGAGGGTCAAGATGAGGGCCATGAGAATGAGTGGAATCTAGCTAACATCAAAGCCACGCCGGTATTGCGTTACAAGCAAAAAGACATTGAGGGACAACCCGCGCCCGTACCTACAAGATTACAACCGGAGCCACCAGCTGCCGGAATCGTTGAGGCTACAAGCGCTATTAACAATGACCTGCAGACCGTAGTTGGGATATTTGACCCCAATATGATGGCGCAAGGCAATCAATCTGGTAAGGCTATTCGTGGCCAACAGATGCAGATTGATATGTCGAACTTTCATTATTACGACAATTTGACCCGTTCTCTCAAGCAAACTGGGCGCGTGATCTTAGACCTAATCCCCAAGATTTACGATAAAGAGCGTGTCATGCGGATTATTGGCTACGATAACCAGCCCGAAATGGTAACGATTAACCAACGGGCCGTGGATGAATCAGGCGCTGAAAAGATACTAAACGATGTAACCGTGGGCGAATACGATGTTTATATGGATACTGGCCCAGGCTACCAATCCAAGCGCCAAGAGGCAGTTGAGTCGATGATTCCTCTTATCCAATCCAACCCTGAACTATTCCAAGCTGCCGGTGATTTAATATTCCGAAACATGGACTTCCCAGGCGCAGATGTGATTGCTGACCGCCTAGCCGCAATGAACCCATTGGCTAAGATTGATGAGAAATCGGACATTCCGCCACAGGTCCAAATGCAGTTAATGGCCAGCCAAAAGATGGTTGCCGACTTAGAGCAACAGATTGCAGCCTTGACCTTGAACTTGCAGCACCAGACTGATGTGCAGCGCATGAAAGAAGAAGGGTCAACCAAGCGCAAACTTATGGATGTTACCTCTAGGGCGTACAACACCGAGACCATTAATGAGGCTAAAGTTAACCAAACCAACATGAAGGCAGTTACCGACCAGAACCGGTCAGAGTTAGATGCTATTACCAAACTGTTGTTAAAGGGCATGGACTCACGGGTATTGCAGCAAGAGATATCCCGCAGAGATGCGCAACAAGGTGAAGTCGCTGCGTTTGCTGAGAGCGAAGTCAATATGAATGAGTCACCATTCTTGCAGCAAGAGATGGCGATTGCCCAAAAACCAATGACTAACCCCGCAATGGATGACCAGATGATGGCGCAGCTGGCTGCACAAGAGATGCAACAGTTAGAGCAGCCTGGCGTACCAATGGGACCTCGTTGACAACTATTGAAAAACAGTTTCTAATAGATTTAACCTACCGATAGGTTTATCGGGTTTATTCTTGGAGTTAATCCATGTCAGATGCAGAAGTAGCACAGGAACCAGTAAGGAAACAAGCTGGTAACTTAGTAACAAGTGAGAATTTAGCTGAGTTTCATGCACAAAAACTTGGTTTAGCCAGTCAGGAAACTCCAACTGAGGCCGCGGATGCGGAGCCGGTTGTTGAGCAAGACCGGAGTGAACCAGAGGCAGAAACAGATGCTGTAGCAGGTGAAAAGAAGCACAACCCGAAACTTGAAAAGCGGTTTTCGGAACTGACCAAGCAGCGCGAAGCAGCCCGCCAAGATGCGGACCGTGAGCGTACTGCTCGTGAGGGTCTTGAGGCGCGTATTAAGGATTTGGAAGGCAAGTTAAATCCGCCGAAATCGGAAGAACCTGACCCTAAACCAGACCCAGCGCAATTCAATGATGCCTTAGAGTATGCTGAGGCTCTGGCCGAGTGGACTACTGATCGAAAGATGCGGGAGCGGGATCAAGCAGAACTTGCTCGCAAGGTTGAGGAGGAACAGTCGCGGATGCGGCAAAAGTTCCAAGACCGACTTGAAGTTGCAAAGCAAGATATGCCGGATTACGAGGAAATGATTGCGTCTAGCGATGTCTCGGTGTCACAACCGGTCACCGATGCAATTATTGAGAGTGATGTAGGACCACAACTCCTGTATTACTTGGCCGAGAATCCAGAGTTCGCTCGTGAATTGGCGGATAAATCCATCACTTCACAACTCCGTGCCATCGGGCGTTTAGAGGCTAAATTTGAAAAAATAGAGCCAGCTAAACCGAGCGTAAGAGAACCTGTTGCGAAGAAGTCTAATGCTCCGGCACCGATTAACCCGCTGAAAACTGGCGGCAACCCTAGCGAAATAAGGCTAGATGCTGACCGCAAGTATCACGGCACTTACCAGCAATGGAAAGCTGATAGAGCCGCAGGGAAAATTAGATGACGGGTAACTTTAAAATTAATTTGGAGAATTACCATGGCAAATAACTTGCTAACCATCTCCATGATCACCAACGAGGCGTTGATGGTCTTGGAAAACAGTTTGACCTTTACTGGTCGTGTAGACCGTAACTATGATGACCAATTCGCGGTTGTCGGTGCAAAGATTGGTAACACAGTCAATGTCCGCCGCCCAGGTCGTTTTATCGGTACCACCGGCCCAGCGCTGAATGTTGAGGACTTTAACGAGACTTCATCCCCAGTAACCCTCAGTACCCAGTTCCATGTGGACACACAATTTACGACTCAAGACTTGTCTTTGTCGTTAGATATGTTCTCGGACCGTGTACTAAAACCCGCTATTGCAGCAATCGCCAACAAAATTGATTTTGACGGCACCACAATGGCAGTAGATAACACCGCTAATACCGTTGGTACAGCTGGTACAGTTCCATCTGACATCGCAACATTCTTAACTGCCCAGGCATTCTTGGATGGTGAAGGCGCTCCCCGTGACGGTAAGCGCGCTTGCGTGGTTGATCCATTTACAGGCGCTAGTATTGTTGGCTCCTTAAAAGGTCTCTTTAACCCACAAGGCACTATTGGTGGTCAGTACGAAAAAGGCATGATGGGTCGCGACACCATTGGTATGAACTGGTATATGGACCAAAACATCGTGTCCCATACCTACGGTTCTTACTCAACGGCCACAATGACTACGAATACCGCTACATTTACGGGTTCGTTAACAACTGGCTGGGCTCAGACTTCATCTATCACCATCTCTGCTGTTACCGCTAATGCCGTATTAAAGCAAGGCGATACCATTCAGATTGCTAATGTGTTTGCAGTCAACCCACAGAACCGCCAGCCATACGGTGGTAATGTATTGCGTAGCTTTGTAGTAACTGCCGATGTAACAATTACTGGTGGTGGTTCAGCAACTGTCATCGTTAGCCCTGCAATTATTACTGCTGGTCAATTCCAAAATGTAACCGTGGCAAGCACATCTGCAACTGCAGCTGTAACACCATTTAACAAAACTGGTATTGTCAGTCCGCAGAACTTAGTGTTCCATCGCAATGCGTTTACCTTGGCTACTGCTGACCTCCAATTGCCAGACGGCGTACATTTTGCAGGCCGTGCAAGCGATAAGGACAACGGACTGTCGATTCGTGTAGTGCGTCAATACACTATTAACAACGACTCCATCCCAACCCGTTTAGATGTCTTATACGGCTGGGCTCCGCTTTACCCTGAACTCGCCTGCCGCGTAGCAGCTTAATAGGAAAGGAACTTATCATGGCAAACCCAGGACCAGCAACTACCCAATCAACCAATTACCTGTTTAACGGTGACTCAACAGACGGCGTACAAATCGCCGGTGCCGCAGCAGACAAATTGGCGTTTCATGGCTCAACCCCTGTTATTCAAGCAGCTGCAATTACAAACCTTGGCAATAGCGCCACAGGTACGGAAATTGCAACCGCTGTGAATGCAATTTTGGTTGCGTTGCGTAACAAGGGCCTCATTGCGACTTAATCCCGCATGAGACCTGAAAAGGCCATTCTCCAAAAGAGGTGGCCTTTTTTTTGTTTTTATGGCGTAAAAACCTAAAAACATAGGATGATTTAAACATCTCTATCACGAGGATAATCATGGACTCTTTAAAGATTCTTTCCCCAACTTTTCGGTTGGACCTTACTACATCTGCATCATCCGCTCTGCAGTTAATTACTAACACACCAACCCGCGCATTTCGCGTGGCCTTGTTAAATACTGGAACAGGAACGGCAGCCATTACTTTTGGCACAACCTCAAGCAATATGGCTACACCAGCCATTGCGACCACCGGTGGCAGCGGAGCATATGTTCTGGCTCCTAGTATGTTTTTGCCCGTTATTATTGATTGTGGCGCGCCCGATGTATTTATTAAAGCCATTTCGTCAGGAACAAACTCGCTCTATTTGACACTAGTGGCCAACGAATAAGGGATTTACCATGTCCAATACCACCGCCAAGACTATAACAACTAATATTGTTCCGGTCCAAGGGACTTTTGAGCCCTTACCGCCGTTTGATTGCATTAGTCTGATTGGCCCAGCAGGTAATTCGTTTTATGCTCCTATAAATCCCGTTTTGGATGGGGTTAGCATAACTAACAGTACGATAAACAGTACGACTATTGGGGTAACAACTCCCGCAGCAGCCGCATTTACTAGCGCAAGTGCAACAACGCAGCCATTAGGTAATAACGATTTAACGACAAAACTCTATGTAGACTCGTTATTATTGGGTATATCGTGGAAAGAGCCGGTACTAGCAGCAACCACCGTAAACATTACGCTATCTGGTGCGCAAACTATTGATACGGTCAGCATAGTCGCTGGTGATCGAGTCTTAGTCAAAAACCAAACCAATCAAGCCGAAAACGGTATATATGATGCGGCCGTGGGTGCCTGGAGCCGGTCAGCCGATGCAGATTTATACGATGAACTAATTTCAGCCCTTGTTTTTGTTGTGGAAGGCGGTCAGGCTGGTGGGGCGTTTTATTGCCCAATCCAACCAGGCGGTACTTTAGGTGTTACCGCAATTACATGGAACAACTTTTCTGTTGGTGGCGTTTACTTTGCTGGCACAGGCCTTAACCTGTCTGGCGGCGATACATTTAACATTACCAGCACAGGAGTTACAGCAGCGACTTATGGTTCAGCAAGTACGTCTCCAACAATCATTGTTAACGCCCAAGGTCAAATTACTAGCGCAAGCAATACCAGCATTGCAATAGATGCCGCAGCCATTACCTCTGGTACTTTAAATACAGCAAGAATTTCAGGATCGTATACCGGCATTACTGCGGTTGGAACCTTATCTGCATTAACGGTTAGCAGCACAATATCGGGCTCAATTAGTGGTAACGCAGC